ATGACTCGTGCCAATCTTTTGGCAAGTCAATCATATTTTCAAATTTTTCTGAAGTATCACAATACTCAAATGCTTTTGTGAAATCTTTTTTACTTATTTTTTGTTTAGTTGTAATTTGTTTTTTATACACATAGAATACTAAAGCTGCATATAAACATTGTGCTGATTCATTTCTTTCGGTTTCTTCAGCACCACCACCTGAACCGGAACCACCACCAAAATCTGGAGATTTAAATATATCTGATAACTTATATTCAACACCGTCACTACCTTTAAATAGGACTTTGCCTTTATAAGTTGTTTGTATTTCTTTTAAATTGCCTTTTAGAAATAGACCTTTGATGTCATTGTTCAGATAGTTTAACTTTACTTCTTTATTTGACTTATCAATAGTAAAATTTTCTTTTTCTTTTATTTTATATACAAGAACGGTCCACCTAGGAGTTGATGTCTTAGGTAAATTTTTTTCTAAATCTGCAAAGGTTAATGCTGCCATTATTCTCTCCTTACACTATTTAGGTAGAGTTGGCAACTAGTTTTTTTCGATACTCATTTCAAGTTCTTTTAAAGCATCATAGATTTCATCAATCTTATCTTCAAATTCAATGTCTTTATTTACAATATGCAAACCATTTTCAAAGATATTATCTGATACTTTTAAATCACCTGACATTGTGTTTAATTGTTCTGATATTGGATTTTTTAATATGTGTGTAAAGATAGGTTTAACTTCAATATCTTTTATTTTCTTTAATGCATCAACAACTAAATCTCTTTTGCCGTGTAGAATACCTTGACATACTAAAGTCAAACCTTCCCAACTTGATACGCCTATTTCTTTTTGTGTATTAAAACAAGGTAGATTTCTCATTCTTGTTTTCCAATAATCACCATTATTGGTTCTACTTTCTTTAATTCTAGGCCAGTTTGATAGATGTTCTCCTGAAATACTATCTACCTTTACATCAAAACCAGGTGACACTGTAACATATGTATCTTTAAATTCATCCGTCTTTAAAAATTGTTTTTGATTATGGCCATCTTTAAACCACTTATGTGTTTCGTGGTCTTGCATCAAGCCACCGTTTCTTAAAGTTCTTAACCAGTTAGCATCATCTTGTGTTCTACAAACAATAACACCTTTACCTTGGTAATTAAATGTACCTAATTGACCAATAGTACCACAGTATTCATCTGAATCTGCAATAGAACCAAAACTTGTTGTTACATCTTCAATTAACATTAAGTCTTGTTCTCTAGCTACTTGTCTTATTCTATAATAGTCAGCTGAATTGCCTAAGTTATTGTAAACTAATATTGCTCTTGTATGTGGTGTCAATGCATCATAGATTTTATGTGCATCCATATTTAAGGTGTTCTCATCAATATCAACAATATTAAGTTTAAAACCTAAATGTTTTAATGGTAAGAATGTATGTGGTGGACAAATAGCGGGTACAATAATATCACCCTTAAAATATTTTTTGTCAAAACCATTAATTAAATACTTGTGTTCTAACATAGAGAACATCAACATATTTGCCATAAAAGGACTGTTTACTACAAATGCGTGTGCTACATTAAAATATTCTGCAAATTGTTTTTCAAATTCTTCAACATTTGTCATATCTATAGTTCCATAAAAATTTTGGTATACCTTCATTCTCTTGCCAAACTCTATGCTTAGATTGAAACTCGGCTAATTTTCGTGCATCTTCTTCAAAGAAAAACTTTGCTATAATATTTTCTGTAGGATGTTCTTTTACACACCACATAATTTTATTATTTTTCTTTTCAACTTCGGTAGTATAAATCAATTTAGATATTCCTTTCGCTGGTCTTCTATCACCTCTATGAAATCTTACTTTTTGTTTCTTTTTTGGCATATATTATATTTTAAAGTCACTAAACTTATTATAAGCATCCTCTTTTGCATCTACTTGGTTAGCGTCAACAATATTTTGACTTGATTGTTGTACATCATACAGTTTCATTTTAGCTCTGTCAACACCTACAATAAAGGCACGATTGACGCTAGGGTCATTGTATCTATTCTTTAACTGTTTAACTTTCATTTGACCTAATGCTTCAAGTTCTTCATTTGAAATTAAAGCAAACATAAAGTCTGCTGTTGCAGGTAGACCAAAACTTTCTGAAGTATCTTCTAAACCAATATCTGTACTTACGAAACCAGTTCTTGTAGTCTGTGTTGCACTAAAGATAGGTACATTATGTTCTACAGCAAGACCACGCAATTCTTCAGCAATGGCCTTGATATAGAAATAGGAGCTAATATTACCACCTTTAAATCTGCTACTAGCACAAATATTAAGATAGTCTATGAAGATAACATCTGGTTTAAAACTTTTCTTTAATGCAAGTTCATTTATCAAAGCCTTAAAATGGCCAGCGTGAGCAGATGCTGTTGGATATTCTTTGATAATTAATTGACCTTGTGTCTTTTCTCTTAACTTGGATATTTTACCATTGTATAATTGTTGAGGCATATCGTGTAAATCTTCCATAGAAACATCAAGTAAGTTTGCATCTATTCTTTCAGCAATTCTTTCTTCAGCCATTTCTAAAGTGATATACAATACATTTAAACCTTGCAACAAATAACTTGCCGCCACATGACACATGAATAGGGATTTACCAACGCCTGTGCCTGCCAAGGCAATGTTCAAAGTTTTACTTGGAACACCACCCTTGGTTATTCTATTCATGTAATCAAGGTCAAACTGGTATCTTTTTTCTTTAGTATGATACCATTTAAATCGGTCTTCAGCNTCTTCAATATAATCGTGGCCAACTGANTTGTCAAATGACACAGCCAATGCTTCNGATAANATATGAGGTATTGCCTCAGGTGTTCTAGTCTTATCTTTCTTATCTAAGATTTTAATACCACTTAATACTGCATTGTGAACAGCACGCTCTTTACAAAACTTTTCAGTTGTATCTAACAACCATTGTATATCAGTATCTACCTTTTCAATACTGCCAATATATTCTTTAATTTTTTGGCTCTCTTCTTCATTAATATCTTTTCTTTGGCTAAGTTCAATGATGATTGATTCTTTTGTAGGTAGATTATTGTACTTATCAACAAACTTAAATACTTCATTAAATACTAATTGTTCAACTCTATTGTTAAAATATTCTTCTTTAACAAAAGGTAAAACTCTTCTAGTATATTCTTCATTGTGGAAGAAGTTACTTAATATAGTTAATTCAATTCTAGTTTGTGATGGCAGTACCATTACTTAATTTTTCCTCTAATAGTTCTAATAATATATCACCAATATACTCTATAAACTCAGAATTGTCAAGCAAATCCAAGTCATTGGGATTTTTATCTATGGTGTAATCAAATTTCATTGGCAACTTACCGTCTGGTAACATTTCAGACTCAGGTGCAAACGCAACTCTACCATAATGGTAGATTACATCTTTATATTTACCTTCTACAATTTTAACGCAAGAGTGTTCTTCGCCTTCTTTTTGGGCAAAGACATATCTTCTATTCGTCTTCTTGTCCGTAGGAGAATTTTCTTTTTGTGTAGTCATCAATCTTATCTAATACTTCCTTTGTAAAATACTTTTCGGGGTCATCATTGATAGACTTACCAAACACTTTTGTACCATCAGGCATTTCGTATCTTGTAGATACTTTCTTAAAGACACCAGCTTCTTCACCTAGTTCTAAAAGACCATAATGTCTATCAAGTCCGTGTTTATATGTTAGTCTTACATCAATTTGTGCATTTTCTTTTGTCAATCTACTCTTATAGTTTTTACAATGTATAATATTACCTACTACCTCAGTACCGTCTTTTTCTTTTCTTTTACTAAGATAGATGATTGATGAAGCAGCGTATTTCAAACCTGAACCGCCACCCATTTCTTTTTGTGGGAACATTGAACCAATAACATCATAGGTGTGATTAGTCATAATCATAGGAACACCTGCTTGTCCTAGTTTCAATGTTAAAACTCTAAATGCTGATTTCACAATCTGACTTCTTGTCATATCTCTTGTTTCTTTACCAGCGGCTGTATCTTCCATTTCTTTTGTGGTTGATAACATACCTAAACTGTCAAGTACAAACATCATAGGTTTTCTACTTGCCTCTGGTTGTTCAATGTACTTGTCTAAGATTTTAATTGATTGTGTTCTAAATTCTTGTACTGTTGCTACAGGCATTACCACTAGTCTTTGACTATCAACACCTCTTGATTCGACCATTTCTTTTGATACGGCACTTTCTGATTCGAAATAAATTACACCAGCATCCTTATCCTGGTCTAAAAAGTTTTTTACAACTCCTAATGCAAAGAATGTTTTACCTGTTGCAGCTTCGCCGGCAATGGCCGTAATTCTACTATCTGGTAGACCACCATAAATTGAACCTGATAGTAATGCATTAAATGAATATGAACCTGTGTCTATAAAATTATCTACATCACCGCCGGTACCATCACTTGCTAGTGTGGCATATTCATTACCAGCATCTTTAATTATTTGTTTTAGAAAATCGCTCATACTCTTCATACTCCTTAGTTGTATAACTTACAGTATACCATTTTATACCCATACTATAACATATTTCTTTTATATTGTCAAGCTCCTGAGGCTTAAAACAATGTGTTAAATAATTTTTAGGACCCTTGTATATCGTAATCATCATCTAACAATTTCTTTATATCCAGTGTTGGTGGCCAAATCTCAGACCACAATCTGTATTCAGGATTCTCTGGTATATATCCTTTAGGTGGGTCATCATAGACACCTGGTTCTATTTTTGACCACAATATAGATTGCACTTCATCTATTGGCAATCTACCAAATTCTGTGTAAGTATTAGCTGCTATTCTTTCAGCCATATGATATACCTTTTCTCTATTGTATTCAACTTTGCGTTGATAATCCCAATACTCTTTTAGATTGTTATAATCGGTTTCTGAAATGGCCATAGACATATTTATTTAATTATCTTTACTTCACTTTCAGTTTCTATAACAACTCTAGCACCACAAGAAAGTATAGGCTTATCATTCCCACCATAAGTAACCTTTGAGGGTCCGAGAATAGCCACCTCGTGGCAATAATCATTCTTACGACCTTGCTTAACCGTAATAACTGCATCATTTGTTCCATTTTTTTTATTTGCTCTTATTTTGTGTTGATTTACATGTATATAAGTTTTCATCTTATAATATCTATCTCCGCATCTTTTGTCCATATCTCTAAATCATTTCTGATACGGCCTTCTTCTTTTAATTTATTGTATCTTTTAATTGCCAACTTTTTCCACCACTCTACAACACCATCTACTGTGTATCGGTCATAGTTATCAGCCTTTACAATCTTATCTGTTTTACCATTTACTATGTCAACAAAGTTTTCAATACCATAATTTGAAACATAATATCTTTTTTGTTCTGTTAAGTTCTTTGCATTTGCAATTGTGGTTGTAAACTGTTTAAGTTCATCACCCTCTAAAGCCTTCTTAACTAAACCAATAATACCTGTGGTCATTTTAAGTTTTCTACTTGATGCACCTTCTTTTACTAATGCACCTTTACCAATAATGTTCTCAACATAATCTACCATATCTAAGTATGGTTTGCCGTGCATCATAGGAATAAAATCTGACATTGTATTGCCTTTGTATCTTAAAAATGGTTTCATACCATCATACATAGATGCACCTTTTGTATTACCATACAAACTTGTGGTTTCAAACATCACTAAGTTCATATCATACTTTGCATTAAGTTTTTCTCTTACCCAATGTGAACAACAAATACCTGCCAATAATTTACCACCGAGATAATTGTAACCAAATGGTTGACAAGGTACAATAACAAACCCCATAATGGCAGTTTTATTAAACACTGTCAAATCAGGTACATTGCCTAACATATCATTTCGTGGTTTACAGTTGATAACAGGAGAACCAAAACGGATAAAACCTAAAAACTTGTTTGTGTTTTTATCTTTAACGGCCAACTTNAATGCTTTGCCAGGAATACTGACCATATTACTATGACTTGAAATCATATTAATACAAGTGTCCCAAGTATGATTATCTAATTCAACAACTTCAATATCCATATCTTCAGGAGATATAGAGAAGTCATCAAACATATCGGAATCAAAACCCATACCAGGCAAAGTCTGAGGTAAACTCTCAATCTGTGCCATCTTTTGGTCACGCATATACTGGTCTATTCTATCAAACTGACCAAAGTAGTCATTGAAGATAGCGGCAATATGTTGTGCTTGTTCTCTACTTAGGGTCTTCGCCATTCCACATCCATAATAATATAACTGGTATCAATAGTATTACTATACTACATAATATACTAATTGTCAAGCTCATAATTCATTACCCCAATAATCCCAATTAGGTCTTGGTTTTTTTCTTGCAAATAATTCAATATATGGACCATCCACTAACGCTTCTATCTGCTCGTGTAAAAGTGGTTTTTCTGAATGCCTGCGTCTTTCTGACACAACCAGTTGAGGCACACTCATTGACTTTCTTTTAGGTCTTCCTTTTGTTGCTAACAAACACATCTCAGGATTACCTCTAGTCCAATATCCTAAACCTGTGAAAAAACCTAACTTGTTTTTATTTGTTTTTGCCCAAGTAAAACCTACAGTTTTATATTTAAAACCCCAAGCATCTATTACTTCAAAGGCCTTGTCTAACATAGGGTCAATCACCCACATTAATAACATACAATTATCTTGTGCTAAAGAACCTACATTTAATTTTTTAATGTCTTCTAAATCCATACAATCATAATGTTGATTTGGATTTCTACCTTCTCCTTTTTCTGACCTTGATTTAAAATACCAAGGAGGGTCGGCATAAATTACACCGTATGTCTTGTTAGGCAAATCAACCAAAGAAGGCCTCCAGACTTGCCTGTGGTTCTGCTTTCCAACCAATTGCATCTAAGATAAATCTCATTGGGTCTAAGAAAGTCTTTTCAAATTGTACTTCATAATCCACATACTGTTGTAATTTAAATTCTTTAGGTAGTGTAGTAATATAACTGATAACATCAAACTTAAATGGATTAGCAGGTTTTAGTTTGATAAATTTAATCTTGTCACCCTCTTGTATAATAGGGTATTTGTTTTGTAATTTAAATTGTTGTATTTGATGATTGTATATCAATGCACCCTTTACATGAATTGGCGAACCTTTAATAAAGATATTACTTGCATCACGGTATTTTTTTAGATTGTTACAAGACCTAGGAAATGCAATCGCCTCAGCCGGCAATTGTAAAAACTCTTTCTTAAAATCTGCAACTAGTTTATGCAAATCAGATTGTTCTTTAGACATAATAGTTTTGATTGCTTCTTTAATCTTTGTTCTACAAACCATAGGTGTTGATGATTTAACTGCCTCAATACCCATAAGTTTAAGTTTAGGGTCTGCAAGTCTGATACCTTCTTCATCTAATACATTTAACATATATCTTTTCTTTGCAACCCAAATACCTTTATTGGCGATTACTTCTCTCTTCATCACCATAGCATTTTTAAATGCGTTAGAATAATCTGCTAGTTCAGCAAAACATTTTTCAATAAACGGTTCAACTTTATTATCACAAACTTTACCTAAGAAGTCTGCAATCTGGTCATTTGTTTTGCCTTCACAAGTTTTCTGTACAAGTTTGTCAAATGTAACATAGATACTATCTGTATCAGACGCAACAATATAATCTATCTCACCTTTTGTTTGTAATACACCATTTAAATATTCATTAACTTTCTTCTCAATAAATCTAATAATGAATTGACCAGCAGTTGTAATACCACTTGCCTGTCTTACATCATAATATCTAAAGTATTGATTACCAACTGCACCATAAGCTGAGTTCAATGCAATCTTTCTTGCCCATTG